GCCCTCTATTTTAATATAAAGGAATACTAATGGCAGATACAGTCACATCACAAACAATTTTAAATACACCTTACAGATTAGTTATGAAGTTTACCAACGTAAGTGACGGCACAGGAGAAAGTGCTGTTAATAAAGTAGATGTAAGTACATTTACTGCAGGTGAAAAAGCAGCAACATGCACAGGTGTAACAATAGACAGAATACATTTTGTAAATGACGGAATGAAAGTACAAATACTTTGGGATGCATCTTCAGATGTAGAAGCATACAAACTATTAGATACTGAAGGATACTATGACTTCTCTAGCTTTGGAGGTCTACAAAACAACGCAGGTTCAGGTAAAACAGGTGACATCATGTTTACAACTGTTGGGGCTGCAAACACGGAAACATATAACATCATACTAGATATGACAAAACAATCCTAAGAGGATAAAATGTCTGGAACATATCTAACACTTACAAACAGCACACTAGCAAGACTAAACGAGGTACAGCTAACTTCATCTAACTTTAGTAATGCTAGAGGTATACAGGTGCAAGCACAAAATGCTGTGAATGAATCTATAAGATATATTAATCAAAAAGAATATAACTTTCCATTTAATCACGCAACTGAAACAAAAACTTTAACAGCAGGATCAGTTAGATATAGCTTGCCTACATCAACTAAACATGTAGACTACAATACATTTAGACTAGTTAGAGATGAAGATTTAGCAACAAGTGGTGGTAAGTTATCTATTATTCAATATAACGATTACATAAATCAGTTTGTAACTCAAGAAGATGAAATAAACACAACAACACTAGATGGTTCACTAACAGACTCAGCAACTACAATAACCGTAGCCAGTACTACAGGATTTGACAGTACAGGCACATTACATATAGGTAATGAAGAGGTTACATATACAGGCACTTCATCCACAACTTTTACAGGTGTTTCACGTGGAGCAAATAGTACAACAGCTTCTGCTCACAGTAGTGGAGTACAAGTAGCCCAGTTTGATCAAGGAGGAGTTCCTAAAAGTGTGGTTAGATCTCCAGACAACAATTATCTTTTACACCCTTATCCTAATAAGTCATATTCTATAAAGTTTGACTATTACACTTTCCCAACAGACCTATCAGCACATGGAGACACAACAACTATACCTGCACGTTTTGATGCAGTTATAGTGGACGGTGCTACAGCTTTTGTATATCAGTACAGAGGAGAAACTGGACAGTATCAGTTAAACTTTGCACGATTTGAGCAAGGTATAAAGAATATGCAGTCCTTGTTAGTAAATAAATATGAATATGTAAGATCTACATATATACCAAGAACGCCAAGTCACGTACTAGACTTAAATCCAAGAGTGATGTAATATGCCTGATCTGTCGCAAGTACAACCTACAGCCTTTAACTGCCAAGGTGGATTAGTTTTAAATCGTTCTACATTTATGATGCAACCCGGAGAAGCATTAGAACTAGAAAACTTTGAGCCTGATATAGAAGGTGGTTATAGAAGAATAAATGGTTTTAGTAAATATGTAAATGCTGTAGTTCCACAAACAAGTTCTGCCACTGAACCTGTTTTAATGGTAGCTACGTTTGGTGATTTAGTTGTAGCAGCTAGAGGTGAAAAGATATTTAGTGCTACAGCAGGTGGTTCAAGTTGGACAGAACGAGATACTGGCAGAACAAGTGCAGGTACATATAGTTTTGAAAGATTTAACTTTGATGGCAATGATAAGTTAATAGTAGTAGATGGAGCAAATGCTCCTGCTGTATTTCCTAGTAACATGGGAACACCAACAGATGTAGGTGAAAGTTCAGTAGATGGGGCAAAGTTTGTAACTGCATTTAAGAATCACATGTTTTATGCAGGAATGTCTGGTAAACCTCAAGAGCTAGTACATAGTCAAGGGGGAGATGAAGATGCCTTTAGTTCAAGTGCTACTTTACCTGCAGGAACTATCACTATTGACGATACCATTGTTGGACTAAAAACATTTAGAGAAGATTTATTTGTATTTTGTGAAAACAGAATATTTAAGATTACTGGAAGTTCAGGCACTGGCAGTGATGCATTTTCAGTAGTACCTGTTACTAGAAAAATTGGTTGTATAAATGGTAATACAATACAAGAATTTGCAGGTGACTTAATATTCTTAGGACCTGATGGTTTGAGAACAGTTGCAGGTACAGCAAGAATTGGTGACGTTGAACTTGGTACAATTAGTGCTAATGTTCAATCTATATTTGATGCTAACCTAGCAAACGCATCTGAGTTTCAAAGTGTAGTTATACCAGATAGATCACAGTACAGAATATTTTTTACTAAATCAACTACGGCTGCAAATTTAACAAAAGGTGTTGCGTGTGTTTTAAAAGGACAAACGTTTGAGTTTTCACAATTAAGAGGTATAAGACCTGCATCTACAGACAGTTTTGTAAAAGCAGGGGATGTTATAGTTTTACATGGTGACTTCTCTAATGGTTATGTATACAGACAAGAACAAGGTAATACTTTTGATGGCACAGCAATACTGGCAAAGTATAGAGGACCTGATTTAACTTTTGGTGATGCAGGTATACGAAAGCACATGCAACGTGTAATTGTAAACTTTGCACCAGAGTCAACAATAGATGCAGATTTATTTTTACGATATGATTATGAATCAGCAGATTCTGCAAGACCTGCAGCTTATGCATTAGATTCTGGAGATATTGCAGCTATTTATGGAACAACCACGTATGGTACATCTTCTTCAGCAGTTGGTACATATGGTGGTGCATCACAGCCACTGTTTAGACAATCAGTAGAAGGATCAGGATTTGCTGTGGCACTAAGAGTAAATGATGGTGGAGAAACAGCACCATACTCACTAAAAGGATTTCAATTAGAATATCAAATAGGAGCAAGAAGATAAATGGGAGCAACATATACAAGACAGTCCTCATACTCTGACGGTGACACAATCACAGCAGCCCACACTAATGACGAATTTAATCAGTTATTAGCCGCCTTTGCATCAAGTTCAGGACACACACATGATGGCACTGCAGCCGAAGGTGGTCCTATCACAAAATTACTTGGCACATCTCTAACCTTTGGAGATGGGACTGCAGGTACAGATATCACTGTAACATTTGACGGAGAGTCAAATGATGGTGTACTCAAGTGGATGGAAGACGAAGACTACTTTGAGTTCTCTGATGATATACTCGTAGCATCCACAGAAAAGCTACAGTTCCGTGACACAGCTATCTACATCAACTCTAGCACAGATGGACAGCTTGACCTTGTAGCTGACACAGAAATACAACTTGCAGCAACTACAGTAGATTTAAATGGTAACTTAGATGTATCAGGTTCACTTACATTAGGTGGAACTGCTATAACATCTACAGCTGCAGAACTAAACATATTAGATGGTGTAACAGCCACAGCGTCTGAATTAAATATACTAGATGGTGTAACAGCCACAGCAACTGAGCTAAACATCATGGATGGTGACACTTCTGCTTCATCAACAACATTGGCAGATGCTGACAGAGTTGTAGTAAACGATGCAGGGACAATGAAGCAAGTTGCCCTGACTGACTTTGAAACATACTTTGAATCAGTACTAGATACTCTTTCAAATGTTACAACTATAGGCACACTTGATAGTGGTGCTATATCATCTAACTTTGGCAACATAGATATAGGCTCTAGCAATCTTACAGCTACAGGCACAGTGTCTCTTGGTGCTACGTCTTTTAACGATAATAACATAACAAATGTAGGCAGTATACAAGCAGACAGTATTGCAGGTGATGCAGATACTAATACAAGCATAACATTCTCTGGCTCTGATGTTATTACAATGGCAACAGGTGGCACTACTGCTGTAACTGTAGATGCAAGTCAAAACGTAACTGTAGCAGGTGATTTAACAATCAGTGGTGATGACCTGACTATGGGAACAAACACATCTGGTCATTTACTTATAGCAGATGGCACAAACTTCAATCCTACTGCTGTGGGGGACTTATCTGAAATATCTACTGTTGCTAACGATGATGTCTTCTTAGCTGTAGACACATCAGGTGGTGGACTAAAGAAGATAACACGTAGTACCATCGTATCAGGTTTGGCTGTTGGTGGTGTAGCTTTATCAAACATTGTAGAGGATACAACTCCACAGTTAGGTGGTGACTTAGATGTAAATGGTAACGGTCTTGTATCTACATCAAACGGTAACATTGCCTTGACACCAAATGGAACTGGTGTTGTGCGAATAGATGGTAATGTAGATATCCAAAGTGGTACTATTGATTTAAAGAACTCAGGATCACGGTCTAAGATTAACTTTTACTGTGAATCAGGTAATGCTCACGCACAAGCACTACAGGCTGCCCCACACTCAGAGAGTGCGTCTAACACATTAACACTACCAAGCACAGGTGGTGATGTTGACCTAGTATCAACAGCTTCTACTGCTACATTAACAAACAAAACATTTGGAGACAATGTAAGTTTTGGTGACAACAATATAACCAACGTGGGTGACATTGCTGTTGACTCTATCAGTGCAGACGGAACAGACATAAATGTAGCAATATCTGACAACTCAGCTACAGCATTTACAATTAAGCAAGGTTCTGATAATTACTTTGTTGTAGACACAGGTAACAGCAGTGAGTCTATAGCAATAGGCACAGGTATATCAGGAACTGCAATAACACTAGGTCACAGCACATCTGAAGTAACTGTAGCAGATAACCTAACAGTTACAGGTGACTTAACTGTATCAGGAACTACAACCACAGTAAACTCAACCACTGTAAATCTAAACGACCACAACATTGTACTAGACAGTGGCAACAGCACATCTGCTGTTATAAACGGTGCAGGTATAACAATAGAAGGTGGTAGTGGTGATGATGCTACGTTTACCTATAACACCACAGGACCACAGTTTGAATTAAAGTTAGGCTCTAGCTTTGAGCT